AGGGTAGACGCTATGTCAATGACATTGAGGCTGGTAACGAGGCAATGGCTAGGTTCCTAGAACCCATTGAGGCAGAACGTAAACGCCTGCGTAGAGGTAAGCGCAGACTGTGGAAGCCTCGCATGGTGTTTCTTCTGGGCAACCACGAGTACAGAATAGAACGAGCTATTGAATCAGACTCTAAGCTAGATGGGCTGATGTCATACAACGACTTCTACCTAGATAGCTGGGAGGTAGTACCGTTCTTACAGCCTATCATCATCGACGGCATAGCTTACTGTCATTACTTTACCAGTGGTGTTATGGGCCGTCCTGTTAGTACTGCAAAACTTATGTTGCAGAAGAAGTTTATGTCATGTATCATGGGACATGTTCAGGATAGGGATATAGCTTATGCAAGAAAAGCAGATGGAAGTAATATTACTGGTTTGTTCGCTGGCATTTTTTATACTCATTCTGAAGATTATCTGAACCCTCAGACTAACGGTAGCTGGTCAGGAATCTGGATGTTAAACGAAGTAAACAACGGATCGTTCGATGAGTTACCAATTAGTATGAACTACCTCAGGAGAAAGTATGGATGACGTTCGACGAGTTGTTGGAACACGTTGCCGAACACTACGATGAGGTAACAATCATGGAAGCACTAGAGATCACGGCAGAGGATCTGGTAGAGCGGTTTGCAGATCGTGTGCTAGAAAAAGTCTACAAGTTTAAGGAGATGGAATGAGTATTGACGACGCAACTCCAGCAGAGTGGGACGGTATTTCTATATTGAAGAAGCCAAAGGCAGACCCCGTAGAACAACCAGACCACTACAACAAAGGCGCTATCGAGGCTATCGAAGCAATCAAAGCATCTATGCCAGCCAACGAGTTCAATGGCTACTTGAAAGGCAACGCGTTGAAGTACCTATGGCGCTATGATTACAAAGGTAAACCAGTAGAAGATTTACGTAAGTGTCGCTGGTACATTGACAGATTAATTAAGGAACTAATTTAATGGATGCATATCAACAGTACATACACAAGTCCCGCTATGCACGTTACCTGCCAGATGAGCAGCGACGTGAGACGTGGGAAGAAACAATTGACAGGTACCTAAACTTCTGGGTTGAAAAAGGCAGACTAACATTAGAAGAAGCTAATGGTATGTTTGCAGACATTCATAACTTAGATGTCATGCCCAGTATGAGAGCGTTGATGACTGCAGGGGAAGCTCTGGACCGTGACAATGTCGCTGGCTTCAACTGCTCCTACTTACCAATCGACCACCCTAAAGCGTTTGACGAAATGATGTACGTCCTGATGTGCGGTACAGGCGTAGGTTTCAGCGTTGAACGTCAGTACGTATCAAAGCTACCTGAAGTAGCGGAGGAATTTCATGACACCGATACCGTTATACACGTCGCCGATTCTAAAATTGGCTGGGCTAAAGCATACAGAGAACTTATTAGCTTGCTCTATTCGGGTCAGCTTCCAAAGTGGGACATATCTGGAGTACGACCTGCAGGCGCAACCCTTAAGACCTTCGGCGGTAGAGCATCTGGTCCAGAACCTCTTGTCGATCTGTTTAACTTCACCGTTGACGTCTTTCGGGAAGCTCATGGACGTAAACTCTCCTCAATCGAATGTCACGATCTCTGCTGTAAGATTGCACAGATCGTCGTTGTCGGGGGAGTTCGCAGAAGTGCTCTCATCAGTTTGTCTAACCTCACTGACGATAGACTCCGACGATGCAAGTCAGGCCAGTGGTGGCAAGACAATCCGCAGCGTGGCCTAGCCAACAACAGTGCATGTTACACAGAGAAGCCAGACTTTGAGGCATTCCTAAATGAGTGGAAAAGTTTATACGAGTCCCGATCAGGAGAGCGAGGTATGTTCTCTAGAGTCGCAAGTCAAAAGCAAGCTGCAAAGAACGAGCGACGAGATGCTACCTATGATTTTGGAACTAATCCATGTAGCGAGATCATCCTACGACCTTACCAATCATCCGACGTTGTCGGGAAGGAGAGATAAAGGTGTCCTCAAAACATGGCTTACTGAGTTACGTGAAGAGGCTATCGGAACGAATAAATCATGGGCTGACCGACTGTCTATTAATACTTCTACTGCTATTACCGCCGTTAAGCCTAGCGGTACTGTGTCTCAACTGGTTGATTCTGCTAGCGGTATACATCCACGATACGCACAACAGTACATCAGACGAGTACGAGCAGATGCAAGAGACCCACTGTGTACAGTCCTTGAGGCCGCAGGAATCCCTGTAGAGGACGATGTAATGTCACCCAGTACCAAGGTATTCAGCTTCCCTATAAAGTCCCCTGACGGGGCTGTGGTGGCCTCTGAGATGGGTGCTATGGAACAGTTAGAACTGTGGGAGATATATCAGGACTATTGGTGTGAACACAAACCGTCAATGACGTGTTACTATCGTGATGATGAATTCTTAGAAGTAGGACAATGGCTGTATAACAAGTTCGATAAGATTAGTGGTATATCGTTCTTGCCGTACAGCGAACATACCTACCAACAAGCTCCTTATGAGCCTATTGATATAGAGACTTATGAGAAGCTAAAGGCAGAGTTCCCAGAAAACATTGAGTGGAATATCTCTGAGAACTCTGACATGACTGAAGGGTCACAGACGTTAGCCTGTACTGGTAACAACTGCGAGATCTAATCCAACTCTACTGACATGTAGTCTTGGTAATCCTGAAGTCCTTTACGCTGCAGCGTTTCGTTAAACTTGCGAGCCTGCAGCGTTTTTACCCAGTTAGGTCCAAACCTCTTAGTACCTTCTTGTATAAACTCTCGCATCAATGCCTTATTAGTAGAAGGATTGACAGCCCTTGAAGAGTGGTACTCAAGCATTCGTTTCTGCAATGAAGCTCTTGCTGATTTAAATCTTTCTCCTGCAACAAGACCACCTAGTATCCCATCTTGATAGGGCCTAGATAACTCACGCAGTAACGACAGTTCAGCAGAGTTTAACGTAACACCCAAGAACTCTTTGTTAATTACAGGTATGTTAGCTTCCGTCCTGTAAATATACTTCTGCACCTCTGTTTGATTAGTAGGGACGAAGTTCATCTTGGTTATAATTTCAAACGCATTCTGACCTTGGTCTACTCCTTCTAGCTGCGTTGTATCAACAGGTAACATTTCTCTAACGCCAGGAATTCTTTGCATTATACGCTCGTACGGCTCTCGTGCTACACGTTCTTCGTCATCAATAATACGCGCCAAGTCCGACACACCAGTAGGAATAAATCCTTTAACTAAATCTGCGCCGTAATCTTGTAGACCTTTACCCTTATCATACTTAAAGTAATCTAAGAACTTAACCATACCCTCTAGTATTGTTTTGTTTAAGGTAGCGTTAAGCAATGCAGTTGCTGTTTCATCAATAGCTGTATTGATTGCACTGTAGTCAGGATCGTCAGTATCTCTTTCTTTCATGACAGCTTCCCATAGATCTACGTATAGACTAAGAACAGTACCTACAGGTTCAATACGTTCAAACGGTACGTATACATCACCTACTAGAATAGACCTTTCAGGAATACCTGCTTGTTGCCATCTTCGTCGTTCCTGTGCATCAATAGGAGAACCAACTATAAAGGGTAAACCTTCTTCATTAGACTCTGCAAACAACGTACCAATACCAAACAAAACAGGAGCGCCTAACGCTACACGAACAAGGTAGTCGTCCATGTCTTCTTTAACTAACTCAACCTTTCCTTCCCTAATCTTTTTCTTAAGAACTTTAGGTCGCATAAAAGGTATCAATGCAAGAGGAGTATATGACACACCTTCCATCACAATGTTGTATGGAGTCTTTGCAAAAGGAAACTGAAGATTAAGAGCCAGTGCTTTTAGGTTATTACCCATAGAATACTCAGGACCAATCTTAGCCTTCTCTCTGTTGATCATGTTGATCATACCGGGAATGTTAAAAGTACCGGGCCTATCACCTAGCCTGCGTTGAAACGTCATGTTCAAAGCAAACTCACGTATGTCCTCGTAGGGTATGTCCTCAGAAGAAAACAAGTCTTGAAAGAATGCATTGTTCTTTTTTTCTAGTGCTTGGTTAGCTGCACGTACCGCTCTAAATTTAGCTGCTTTAGTCTGGGTCTCTGCTAATTCAAGTTCGCCTTGATACTTAGCATTGTGTACGTCCATGACCTCGTTAAAGTATTGGTTATGTAGTTCATCTACTGACACACCTTTAGTAGCTGCGTCTTTTAATGCTTGCTTTCTAGCCAACTCAGAAATCTTTAGCATCCTAAAAAATACTTTAGATGATTCATCAATAGCAACAGCAGCTCTTTGAGGTATAGTTAACCACCGTAAACTTTCAGGAACTTTCTGGTTAGCCATGTACTCAATGTCAGTAATAAACCTGACCACTTCTTCGTCACTAAGATTAATTGAATCAACAAACGAAGCAATATCTGCTTCAGTAATGCTATCGTCTGTTGCAGCCCACGAACGAATATAAGCTTCTTTAGCACGTTTACGTAGTTCTGGTTCAGAGATGCCTTGGGTACGGGCCACATACTGTATATCTTGGCCTATGTCAGATGCAATGCCTGTCTTCATAGCAGAGGCAAAGTACCTACCCATGTTGGCAAACATCTGAGAATCTCTACCAGCCAGCGCAGCAAAAGCAGCATAAGTATTAACTACACCGTTACGTATCATAGAGTTAGGAACATACAAGATACCCTGCGCCATAGCAGAAGCTATGTTAGCCATGAGCATACCTGTTGATCCTAATAGAGAGTTGTTATATGCAGAAGCTATAACAGATAACGTATTAAAATTCTTAGTGCCTCCATCATTTAAAAGGCTCCTAACAAGCTCAGGACGTAAAGACTCAAACTCTTCAGGCATGGAGTCAACAGCAGAAAGAACTCTGTTAATGCTTTCTTCACACTCTTTTGATATAACTTTTCTAGCCACACTTAACTCCAAACAGGTTGGTGATTAGTTGATTGCGATTAACACGACGTGTATTTTCTGCTACAAAACGCTTAGTCTTTTTAGCTTGCAACATAATATGAGAAGCAGCACGACCGTTAGTACGTTGTAACTCTGCAATGTAATTATTAAAGTACAGATCCTCCACTAACTTAACCATCTCAGCACTGTCAGCTTGGCCATCTTTCTTTAGTTTACGCATCTGTTTTAGAGTCTGATCTACTCTGTTGTTAGCTTCAATAAACAGAGGACGTAGTGCTTCCATTTCTTCTGGCGAGAATATTCTGTTTTGAGGCTGATCCATAATAAAGTCTACGAGTGTATCATAATCTCTGCCGATTGGACCCGCTTTTAATCTAGCAGCTGCTTGCTCTACATTGTCGTATGTAAACTTACGCTCAGAAATAGTAGGAAGATTCTGAATAGCCCAGTCAACATCCTCATCTTTAAAACCCATCTGCTTAGCTTGTTGACGTTGCTTCTGTTCTGTTGATGCAGCAAGCAATGCAGCACGACGACCTATTTCTTCTTGGGTCATTTCTTCTTGTCTGCCTATGTCTCTACCTACAGGCATATCTGCTCTATCTCTAGCAGTAGACGGTGGCATCTCACCAGCACGACGCGCTGCTGCTTCATCAACACCTGCTGATACTTCTTGTGCATACTGTACTGCAGGACGTACACCAGCAGACGAGGTATCCTCTCA